ACAAGCAGATTATTTTAACTTTAAAAATGTAACAATTCACTGCGATGATGCTACCGAGACTGGCCAATATTTTGTTAAATACGAAAAGAGTTCCGCATATTACTATGCTTTAATTTTAAATGGGTCGCGTGGAGGCGCCACTGCAGCATTTATAAGATTAGACGCTGCTGCGAGTTTAGCTTACCCAATCGGAATGGTAATTGTACCCGGAATGCAACATGGTCATCAATTTTATTTAGAATCTGGTGGCGGCTATGCTTATTTCGTAAACGATGCCAAAGTTTCTTCAGATACGTTAGAAGCAGACGCCACAGATGCTAGTCTTAACACTAACGTACTTTCTCTTGATTTTAGTGCTTATGGTGGTGGTGGAACTTCACGTGAGTTCTCTTCCGGTAAATATAATATTGCGGACGACAATGATGATACAATGGGTGGTGTATCTAATGGTGTTGTTGGGGATTGTTTCTTTTCAGTTGATATTACTATATCCGATCCAGGTATTGTTAGTGGTCATACTGGGGGCGCCTATACAAATTTAGGTAGAATAGGAACTGGTGATAGATACCATTTTGTTAAATCTCTTTTTTCTTGGAGAGTGATGGCTACAACTGCTTATAGATGGGCCCCGCAATTTTATAGCGGTTTAGCAATTTCTGGCGGCGGACCTTCATATAGTCCGGATTCTGGCTTAACTATTGGTGATACTGCATTACAGAATACCGTTTATGATTTAGTGGTGGCGGCGAACGGTTTGCCAGCCGCTGGTACGGGTGCACCAAACGGTGGAAAAGCTTATATTGCTGATTACCTTATAACGATGGGTGGAATTCATGTCGGTGGAACATCTGATCCTGGTACTGATAATTTAATAGTAGATGGTACTACACTAGCAACTGGAAAGATAACTTCAACTGCTGGTATAACATTTGGTTCTGATACGGCAGCTGCAAATACGTTACATGATTATGAAGAGGGCACTTGGACGCCGACACTCAATGTGAGCGGCACAGCTACCATGAACCAGGCAGCATATATAAAAATTGGATCACTTGTACAATGTTGGGTGAATATGTATTCGATCCAAGAATCTTCAACCCAAACCGATGACTTAATAATAACCGGATTACCATATACTGTAGAATATAATGGTTTTAGTGGTAATATTATGACACATACAGTCACCAACGATGACGGTTCCTCAAATATGGGATTATGGACAACTACTGATGAAGAAGTACTTATCTATAGATCAATGGAGTCGGGTACTTGGACCAGGGTTGCTTGGGACGACTTCACCGATGGCGCACATATGTATCTTTCATTTTCTTACAGGACAACACAATAATAAGGAGCTAACAAAATGGCTTTAACAAAAGAAATAAAAATAGATAAACTAGAAATAGTTGGAGATTATAAAAAAATACAGATACGTGAGGCTATAGTAGTATCTGAAGATGGCACAGAGTTAGCTAGGAGTTTTCATAGAAGAGTAATATCTCCTAGTGGAAGTGATACAGTAATCTCGGCTAGTCTTGCTACAGAAACTTCGGAAGTTAAATTAGTAGCAAATGCTGTATGGACAGATGCTATAAAAGGCGAATATAATGCATTTTTAACAGGCTCATCTAATCCATAAACAATAAATCCTACAATAATTCACAAATATTATATTTATATATGACTAACTATATAGGAAACTATGAATAAACTTACTGAATTTTTAACAAAACCTTTCACAGAGAAAGATTTACTAACAGAGGGAGCTAGAGATCCAGGTATCTTTAAGGCTATCTTTTTAGCTGGTGGACCTGGAAGTGGAAAGTCATATGTTGCTTCTAAACTATTCGGCATACCTGAAAACGTCAATGTATCTAGGACTGGTTTAAAAATGGTAAATCAGGATTCTGAACTTGAAATGTTAATGAAAAAGTATTTTCAAACAACAGATTTAGATGTTATGCCAGATGAACTATTTCAAGACCTTACTGGTGTGGATAGAAATGGAAACCCTGTTGATTATGAAACCAGTGGTTTGAGAAATTTTGCTAAATCTTTAAGTAAGGAAAGATTAAGATTATATACAAATGGTAAATTAGGTGTTATCATAGATGGTACTGGACATAAATACAAATCGGTGAAAGCGCAGAAAAAACAATTAGAAGCATTGGGTTATGATACTTATATGGTTTTTGTAAATACTTCTTTAGATGTCGCTTTAGAAAGAAATGAGCAACGAACAAGAGTAGTACCTGAACCGATTGTCCGTACAAGTTGGCAGGATGTCCAAAATAATTTAGCGTTTTTCCAAGGTTTATTTGGAGGATCTAATTTTTTAATAGTTGATAATAATAGATATTTAGATGCTGAACAAGCTAAAAAAAGATTTAAAATGTTAGTCAATAAAGGTATTACTAAATTTCTTAGTAGGCCCGTATCGAGTAAAATAGGAAAGGATTGGCTTGCAAAAGAAAAGAAATTTCACAAAGTATTCAAAGATCCAGGTCAATCTCGTTTCTTTGAAAGTATAGATGTTCCTGTTGAAATAGGCGATACCGTTAAAATGGGTAAATTTAAGAATAAGAAAGTAGTTGTTAAATCTATTGATTGGAATGAGAAGGGTGATTTGCTTATCAATGGGAGGCCTGCATTAAAGTTTAGATTAGTTAAAAAAGTAAATGCATTTGATGAAGAATTTGGAGCGCCGGCAGGGATGTTACCATCTCCAAGTCGTAAGGGAATTGACAAAAATAAAACAGATAAGAAAAGTGGTTATAAAGAAATTGATGAATGTATTACTTTTGCTAATAAATTTGGTAATGATATAGTATTAGGTAAAAACAGAGATAGAAATTATTCCCCCAATTTATTAGTAGTGAGAGAACTTACTGGATATGGTACTGAAATATGTTATGTAATGGATAAGGATACGGATTGGTGTGAGGGCATGAATTCATATGGAATCGGTATTGTGAATTCAGCACTGTTTGTAAAGAGAGATGAAAAAGAATTCGATAAAACTAAAAAAATAAAAGCCCCGTCAAAAGATGGTGCTCGTATTAGAGAGGCATTAGGTTACAAAAAATTATCTGATGTAGTTAGGTCATTAGTAACATTTCACGAAGGAATTAAAGGTCATACAATTGTTAGTGATGGTAAGAAAGTTGTTTCAATAGAAAATACTTCACGGGTTAAACCATATGTAACTATACACGACTTAAAAAGCCCGCTCGTAAGAACTAACCATGGAATTAAACACTCTGAACAAGGATATACAAAAGGACCAGATAGAGTTTCTTCCGAAACAAGAATGAAATATGCTCAAAAATTAGTTAAATCTACAAAAAATTATAAAGAAGTATTTCCAAAATTTTACAATCATACACAAAAGCTAGGTCCAAAATTTGATATGGTGAGAAGTCAAAATCAGCTGTGGACATCAAGTCAAATATTAGTTAATTTAAATAAATTAAATATGATGCTTTATTTAATTCCAGGAAAAGTACATTTCAAAGGGATTATTAATAAACTGCCGGAAGGATATAAACCAAAGATAAGTTTAGAGGTTAGACAATATGAGCATTCTCCTGACGATAAATATGATACTTTTGTTACAACTGATAAAGTTAAAAAGCCAGATATTATAGATAAGAAAATAAAAATAAAAGAAACCCTTGACTTGTATATGCAAAATGTTGTATATTCTATTGCAGAAAGTGGGGATAGTGCATCTAATTTGAAAGACGTAAATGAAAAATTAAGTAGAAAAGACCAAATAAAACAAAATAAACTTAGAGATGAGAGGCAAAAACTAATTAAAAAAGCTATAGGATTTGGTAGTGGAGCCAATAGTTCTAAGTTAAAGTTACAAATAAAAGATATAGAAAAACAAATAGATAAATTGAATGAAGCTAAACAAATTAAAAAAGTAATCGGAGTATTCGGTGGGAGATTTCAACCATTCCATTCTGGCCATGCTGCTACATATAATTGGCTGAAGGGTAGGGTAGATGAAGCTTATATAACTACGTCTAATATAAAACAACCACCAAGACATCCAATGAACTTTTCAGAAAAAGTCAGACATATGACAAAGATGGGCATTCCAAGAAATAGGATAATACAAGAAACATCACCGTATGTTGCAAAAAATTTACTTAAAAAATATGATTCAGAAACTACAGCAGTTGTTTATGTAGTTGGCGGAAAGGATTCTGGTAGACTTGGTGGTAAATATTTTAAACCTTATACTAAGGATATGAAAGGGTTTGATGAGCATGGGTATATTTTAACTGCTCCACAATCTGGTAATATTAGTGGTACTAAAGCTAGAGAATTATTGGGTGATCCTAAAATTGATGATAGTGAGAGACAAAAAAGATTTAAAAATATATTTGGGTATTTTGATAAGGGAAATTTTCAAATGATGACAAATAAATTTAAAAAGTTATTTGAAACCTATACGCTAACGGACGAGTTAATAGAAGAGTTTTTAATAGAAGCTACGGGAACTCCTGGTGGTAATCTTGATGATGGTCCTTCAACATATTACAGAAGCTTTCAAAATTATAAGGAATCAAGTAAAAATTGGATAGATGGGATATACGGCGGTGCTGGGTGGAAAGTTATAGATTATGTAATAAGTAATAAATCTATAGATCCTGACGATAATATAGCCAAATCTGATTCGGAACACACAAGAAGAAAACCGGGTAAGCATCATTACGTGTCAACAGATGTAACTCATTTAGATGCGGGTCAGCAAAAGGGTTCTGTTTCTGCCGTAGGTGAATATAAAGATTGGATGACACAAGTAGTAAAACCACTGGGGTGGAAAATAGTAAATTGGATGGGTACTGATGCAGCTATTGATAATATCATAGGTGACTTGATGGCGGGTGGTGCTGATGGCTTTAGTTATGAAGTTAAAGAAAAAGATAATTTTCGCGAACAAATAAATTCAAAAAATATTTTAACACAAAAAAATAAAGGAAAGGAGCTACTGCTTATGGGCGGCGCATACGGACATTTAAATCACCCATTTGATGATAATAATCTTACGTTTGGGGATTTCAGAACACTAATTATTAATACATTACAAGGTAATCTTAGTAATAAAGGAACTGTTACAGAAAAAACAGATGGACAAAATATAATGATAAGTTGGAAGAATGGAAAACTTATTGCGGCTAGAAATGGTGGACATATTAAAAACTTTGGTGCAGCGGCATTAAGTATTGGTGGTGTAAAGAGTATGTTTGCTGGAAGGGGAGACCTTGAGAAGGCATTTGTTGGAGCGATGGTTGATTTATCAAAGGCAATTGGTGGATTAAGTCAAAAACAAAAAGATAAAATATTTGCAGAAGGTAAGAAATTTATGTCATTGGAAATTATATATCCAAAAACAGCAAATGTAATTCCCTATGATAAATCACTTTTACAATTTCATGGAACAATAGAGTATAATGCAGCTGGTTCGCCAATTGGATCTGATAGTAGCAGTGCAAGAGTATTAGCTGGTATGATAAAGCAGATAAATCAAAATGTACAAAAGACATTTAGTGTAACTGGACCATTTGTAGCTAAACTCCCAAAAGTAAAAAACTTTTCACAACGACAAAGTTATTTTTTGGGCAAGTTGAACGCGTTACAAAGTAATTATGCTCTTAGAGGTACTGATACATTAGCAGATTATCATCAAGCATATTGGATGGAATATATATTAAATGGTGCTAATCAAACTGACTTCATGAATATAACAAATGATATTTTAGTCAAACTAACTAAGAGGTGGGCTTTCTTCGATAAATCATATAAGATTCCACAGATTAAAAAGGATTTAAAAGAAGATCATCCCAAGTTTTTAGAATGGGTTTTATCTACTGATAAAAATGATCACGCCAGATTACAGAAAGAGCATATAAGAGATTGGGAAGTTTTATTCTTTGAACTTGGCGCGGAAATATTAAAAAATCTTAGTGAATTTATTGCTGCGAATCCAGATGAGGCGGTGCAAAAAATTAAAAAAGATTTAATAAGTACAATATCCAAAGTAAAAAATTCTACAGATCCAAAAGTATTAAATACATTAAAAACTCAATTGGATAGGTTGAATGCTATTGGAGGATTGGATGCTGTTGTACCCAGTGAGGGTATTACATTTATGTTTAAAGGAAAATTGTATAAGTATACAGGCGCATTTGCACCTGTTAATCAAATTTTAGGAATGTTAAAGTTTACGAGGTAATTATGGCGTATAGTAAAGAAACACAAAGACAAAATCAAGCATTAGGCGATATTCTCGCAGGTCGTGAAACAGAAAAAAGAACGATGGTCGGTTACAAAGGACCAGAAAAAGAAAAGGGTGACATCGTTCCAAAAATGACAGATATTATGCAAGATGTTAGGATGCCACTTTTTTGCAAGAAATGTGATAAAATTATGAAGCAAAAGTTAGATGATAAAATGTGGGGTTTGTATGGTCACTGTTTTGATTGTCAAATAAAATTTGAAAATAAACTTCGTATTGATGGAACATTTAAAGAATGGGAAAAAGAAAAAATTAAACAAAATAAAATCTCTTATATAAAAGATGCTATACAAAAAATAGAAGAATGGAAAGCTGAAAAGCCTCCAGAATTTTATAATAATGTTGGTGTTAATCATCCCGAATTACAAAAGGAAAAATGGGGTGGCGATATGAAGAAAGTTAAGATTGAAGCTGATGATGCTTTAAAAGAATATACAAAAGTTTTAAATGAATTGGAGAATACAAAATGAAAATTTGGAAATTAATACTCGGATTTTTTGGTTTAGTTGGTGGTCTTTTTGCAGCTAATGCTGTTAAAAGTAAAGAAGTTAAAGAACTTAAAAAGGTTATCAAAGAAAACAAAAAAGAAGAGAAGAAAGTTGAAAAAGAAATAAAGGTATTGGAGAAGAGCAAAGTATCTTCTAAAAAGGAGATAGTAAATCTCAAACGTAAATTAATTAATACAAAAAAGAATACTCAAAAAATGGAAAAGGCTTATGAAAATGATGAAGTCGAATCGGCTGAAGATTTTTTGAAGAAATTCGCTAAGAAGTAGGGAGAAATATAATGTCAAATATGCATGATTCACCATCAGAATATTCTGATTTTCAAAACAAAGGTATACCTGGAGAATATTATGGTATGATGCTTTATTCAGGATCAGCTGCAGCAAATCCAGTAACCAATTACACCGGTTCAAATTATGGGGCTTCTGGGTTTATAATAGCTACAGGTTCTGCGAACATTGAAGTAACACGTGGTGGAACAATAACAGCCACGCAATTGACAGTTGGAAAATTTTATCCAATTTCAATAAGTAAAATATCAGGTGGAGCAAGTGCTTACATATATGTGCTTAAAAAGAATGGTTAAATACATTTTACCACTTTTATTAATTGGTTCATTAATTGGTCAAGATATAAAGAAAGATGGTAAGACACCGACTACTTTTACATACACCGAAGCGTTACAGATGATTAAACAACGAGATGCGGAATGGGAAGGTAAGATAGAAAAGGCTGATTCATTAATTGCATCACAGAAAGTTGTCATTAGTGATTGTGAAAACTTAATTGTGAAACTTGAGGAATCTTCAACTGTTGATTCTCTATTATTAGAAGCTAAAGATGCGCAGATTACTTTATTGAAGGCGCGAGATGAAGCTAATGAGAAGTTAGTAAAATTAGTTGAACCAAAATGGTATGAAAGTACATACATTTGGTTAGCTGCGGGATTTATATTGGGAATATTTTAATGAAACCTGCTCCATTAAAAGAAGTCATTAAAAAAGAGTATGTAAAATGTGCTAAAGATTCAGCATACTTTATGAAAAAGTATTGCGTTGTCCAGCACCCGATAAAAGGTAAAGTGCCCTTTCATCTTTGGGACTTTCAAGAGAAATCTTTAAAGACTTTTGATGAACATAGATTTAATGTCATTCTTAAAGCTCGTCAGTTAGGATTATCAACACTAACTGCTGGGTATTCTTTGTGGATGATGACGTTTCATCAAGACAAAAACATCTTAGTGATTGCTACTAAACAAGATACTGCTAAAAACTTAGTTACAAAAGTAAGAGTGATGCACGCTAACTTGCCAAGTTGGTTAAAACAAAAATGCACGGAAGATAATAAGCTATCTTTAAGATATAGTAATGGTTCACAGGTAAAAGCTGTATCAAGTGGCGAGGATAGTGGTCGTTCTGAGGCTTTGTCTCTTTTGATATTAGATGAGGCTGCTTTCATCAATAATATTGAACCAATATGGGCTGCTGCTTCACAGACACTATCTACCGGTGGACAATGTATTGCACTTTCTACACCGAATGGTATCGGAAATTGGTTTCATAAGACTTGGGTGGGCGCTGAAGAAGGAACAAATGATTGGAACTTTATCAGATTACATTGGAACTTACATCCCGAAAGAAATGATGATTGGAGAGCTGAACAAGATAGACTTCTAGGTCCTTCTTTAGCTGCTCAAGAATGTGATTGTGACTTCCTAACTTCTGGACAAACTGTTATTGATGGTGTAATCTTAGACGAATATAAACAAACACATGTCACAGACCCATTAGAAAAAAGGGGAATAGACAGCAATCTTTGGATATGGCAACCTGCAAACTATACTAAAGATTATGTACTAAGTGCTGATGTTAGTAGAGGAGATGGTTCGGATTATTCTGCATTTCACGTTATGGATATAGAAACGATGGAACAGGTAGCAGAATATAAAGGTAAAATATCAACAAAAGATTTTGGAAACTTATGTGTAAACACAGCAACAGAATATAACAATGCTTTATTAGTAGTTGAGAACAACAATATCGGTTGGGCTACACTGCAACAATGTATTGATAGAGGTTACGAAAACTTATTTTACACAAGCAAAGATTTAAAGTATGTGGATACAGAACACCAAATAAATAATCGATATAGAAATCAAGATCGTAATATGGTAGCCGGATTTAGTATGACATCTAAAACAAGACCGCTAGTTATTGCTAAATTGGAAGAATATTTCAGAGAAAAGTCAGTAATTGTTCGCTCAAATAGATTAATTGATGAACTTTTTGTATTTATATATAATAACAATAAAGCTGAAGCTATGACTGGGTATAATGATGACCTTGTTATGAGTTTTGCTCTCACTCTTTGGGTAAGAGATACTGCATTAAGATTGAAAAATGAAGGAATAGAATTAACTAAAAGAACTTTAAGTGGAGCATCTTCACAGATGTTACCAGTAAAACCAAGCTATGAAAATGATTCTTGGGATTGGGAAGCCGGTCCTAATGGAGAAAAAGAATCATTAGATTGGTTAATTAACTAAGAGGTAAAAAAATGGCTGATAAAGACGTATTTTCAAGACTAAAACGATTATTTTCAACAAATACAATCGTTAGAAATATAGGTGGCAAAAAGCTAAAAATTATAGATACGGGACAATTGCAATCACATGTTCAAACCAATTTGGTAGATAGGTATCAAAAATTGTATGGTGGTACAGGTTCAGGTCACCAATTTGGATATAATGATCAATTATATCAACAACAAATGAGATTGGGGCTGTTCGGTGATTATGAATCAATGGATTCGGATGCTATAATTGCTTCTGCGTTAGATATTTACTCAGATGAGTCTACAATGAAAAATGAGTATGGGAATGTACTTGCAATAGAAACTGATAATGATAATATTCACGATATATTACACAATCTTTTTTATGATGTAATAAACATTGAGTTTAATCTATGGCCGTGGATTCGTAATATGACTAAATATGGTGATTTCTTTTTACAATTAGAAGTTGCTGATAAATATGGTATTATTAATGTAACTCCGATGTCTCCTTATGATGTAGCTAGACTTGAGGGGCACGATGAAGAGAATCCGCAAAATGTTCAATTTATGCTAACGCCCAATTCAGACCCAAATCGTCATGCGCAAAGAAAGCAAGATGATTTAACTTATGAAAATTATGAAGTGGCACATTTCAGATTACTTTCAGATTCCAACTATGTACCATATGGTCGTTCTATGTTAGAGGCAGGCAGAAAAGTTTGGAAACAGTTAATGTTGATGGAAGATGCTATGTTAATTCATAGAATTATGAGAGCACCTGAAAAGAGAGTGTTCAAATTAGATATTGGTAATATACCACCCGCTGAAGTTGATAACTACATGCAGCAAGTTGTTAATAAAATGAAGAAGGCTCCTGTTATTGATGAAAAGACGGGTGAATATAATTTAAGATATAATATTCAAAACCTTACCGAAGATTTCTTTTTGCCAGTTCGGGGTGGTGATAGTGGAACATCAATTGATAATTTGTCAGGGCTTGCTTATGAGGCAGTAGAAGATATTGAATATCTTAAAAATAAAATGATGGCGTCACTTAGAGTACCGAAGGCTTTCTTAGGATATGAAGAGGGGCTGGGTTCTAAAGCTACATTGGCTGCTGAAGATGTTAGATTTGCTCGAACTATAGAACGAATTCAGCGAATTGTTGTTAGTGAATTGACTAAAATTGCTGTAGTACATTTGTATGCTCAAGGATATAGAGATCAAGAGCTTGTTAATTTTGATTTAACGCTTACAAATCCATCTACAATATACGAACAAGAAAAAATAGAGTTGTGGAATAACAAAACATCTCTTGCTGAATCTATGTTACGGGATGGATTAATGTCATCAGAATGGATTTATAAAAATATATATAATTTTACTAAAGATGAAATTACGAAAATGGATGAAGAAATTACATTCGATTATAAAAATAAATTTCGTAGGGCCCAAATTGAAAATGAAGGTAATGATCCTGCTAAAAGTGGACAATCTCAAGGAACACCATCAGATCAATCTATGGGAAGAACCGGTCATGAGTTAGATGATGATGGCGGTTCACCTGAAGGCGGTTGGGATGGAGCTGGTCGTCCTAAAGAGGCTGACAAATATGGTAAAGATAGTGGTGCAAGAGGTAGAGATCCGTTAGGAGCAAATGATAAAAAAACCGCTTATGGTACTATTGCTAAAGCACATTATGAAAGTTTGTATAAAAATTTGGATAGTAAAGCAAAAGCTTTATTATCAGAGTCTAGTGAAGTTGAAGAAGAATACAATAGTGAAGTTTCTTCCCTCAATACTAACAAAAATTGAGTAATCATATATTTATATATGAAGTATTATATAAATGATTGGAGTTTAATATGAGTTCAAACGTAAAGCATTCTAAAATTCGTAACACGGGAATATTATTTGAATTATTAACACGTCAGATAACAGTAGATGTGTTGAATAATAATATAAAAGCACAAGCAGCTGAAATTCTTAAAGAATTTTTCA